GGCCGGCTGCACGGCCAGAGTGGCGCCACAAAGGGGTACATCAGGTGCACAACATCTCGGCACAGGAGCGACATGTACGATGCCGGATCGCGCTGCAGCTGGTCGACAATGAACCGCCGGGGTCTGGGAAACGGGTAGCGGGACTTAAGTTCGGTCATCCGACGCGAAGACGGGATTTAGGCGGCAACAGTCCAGGAGCACACGTTTGTCACCACGTAAGTGGCATCGGCAGTCTTGCGGAACTCGTACATGCGACATACGTTCTGCGCTACTGTCGCAGTCCCACTGATCGTCACACCGGCAGCAGGTGTCATGGTGATGGTGTTTGGGCCAACAGACAGATTGACAACGTAAAACAAAAACGTGGCATTAAGGGGGATGCCAAAGAACGCGGTGTCATAATTTGCGCCCGTGTCAAATGTGTATGCACGGGGGGCAGTAGGAGTGCCTTTAATCACAATGCCGGGCCCAAACGGCAACCCATGCGCAAGAGTGGGTGCGGTATCCGCAGCCGCATGGACCGAACGACGTGCCACCGAGATGCCATTGTTGAAATTCGCCCCGCCGGGATACATACGTGCATGTGTTACACCCCCTGACCCAAATAGAATGGATCCCGCCCGCGTATTGGTAATACCATCACCAATGACTACGGAATTCGCAGCTGTCGACTGTGAGTTGTATCCAAGGACAACACTTTGCATGCCAGACGCCACGCTACGGCGACCAACTTTGACCGAATCCGCGCCAGTGCCTGAAAGGGGCGGATCGTACTCGCCGCGATCGTCGCACGTCACTGGATATGAACTCCCTTTCGATTTGGACATTTGGTAATACGATTAGATCCTTTATAAAGCATTCATGTCACATGCATCGGCTGTGCAAGCACACGCAGCGGCAATGTTCGCACCCACGCCAGCTGCATCGAACTCGGCCAAATCGGCCCAGTTGACGTGCACATTGGTGCAATCGAAGACCGGCCTGTGATCATTGGGGACTGCCTCATAAGGAGCCTGTGTGTACTGGCCGTTGTCGTACGGCAAGAACGAGATCCCGCTGATGCTGCGGAAGTTGCGGTAGACCCAGTCGGCCACGGCAATCCACTCGTCCGGGCGCACATAGACGGTGCAGCTGGGCTTGTGCTCACACCAGTGCTTGTTGTACACCTCCCACAGCTCCAGCTGGTCCAGCGCGCTCACCTCGTCGCGGACCGTTGTATTGAGCGGGGCGCACACATCGAACGCCAGGACCGAGGTGGTGTTCGGGTGCAGCACGTCCTTCTCCAGCGGGACGCCGCGTGACGCCAAGAACCGTGTGATCGGGTCCTTGTTGTCGCATCGAATGCGGCGCACGTAGCGCTTGGCGTAGCGCGGGTGGATTCCGGAAGCGCAATTGACCAGCTGCGAGACCGTGCCCGACGGCTTGACGCACGTAATGGCCTTGCTGGCGTTGATGTGGAGGTACTTGGCCCACTCGGCGTTGACGGACACGGCGGTTGCGCGCATCGAATCCAGCAGCATCACCACCCCCTTGCTCAGGCGCGAGAACAGCGGGTGGTCGTAGATGCCCGTCAACGAGACGCCCAGGAGGCGCTCTTCCACACAATTAGCGGTCCACTCGGGCGCAAGGAACTTGAAGCTGGTGAATATGGATTGAAATGTGCCAATGATCGTTGCAATCGCCACCAGCTTCTTCACGTCGTCGGGCCGGTGCTCCGGGCGCAGCACCACTTCGGTCAGGTTGCAAAATTGGCAGGGCCGCAGAATGATCTCCGAGCAAGGATTCGTGCCATAGGCCACCTGCGGCGAGCGGCGTCCGTTCTTCCCGGAGGCCTTCTCCGCGCTAGCCGTGCGATTGAAGATGCCGCGCTCCCCACTGTACGAGGCCACCAGTGCATGCCACTCCAGGAGAAACTCCTCGGCGCCCGGGGTGTGGCGGTACACCGCGCTGTTGTTTGCCAGCGCCCGCCACGGCGCCGTTTGCCACCAGTTGCCGCTCTTGGCGTGGCGCATCTCCTCGTCGCTCAGGTCCGAGAGCGAGATGAGGGCGGAGCGGCGCACACCCCCGACCACCACCACTTCCGCGATGTTGCACACCAGGTCGTGCACCTCGATCGAGCGCAGGCGCCGGCCAATTGCCTGTGCGAACAGCCGGTCGCAGTACTCGACCAGGCGGCGCAGGGGGTCCGGGCCGCTCGCACGTCCCCCCATCGTTTTGAGCGGTGCGCCAGCGGGGCGGATGGCCGAGTAGTCCAGCCACAGGTGGTCGCGCGTCCCGCCGAACTGCGCCTCGATGTACCGGAGGAACGCCTCGGCCCAGCCCAGCTTGCTATCGGCCACTTGGACGTGTTGAAGGGTGCTGACAGCGGGGAGCGGGCGCGGCAGTGGGATCTCTGGGAGCCACTGGATGACGCGCTCCTCGCAGCTGAAGCCGACGCCGGTCCCGCTCATCAGGATGTAGAGGATCTCGGCAAAACGGCGGGGCATGTCGATCTCGCAGTAGGCGCAGTTGTACGTGCAGACATTGCACTCCTCCGCGGCCGGCCCGGCCGTCATCATGGCGCGCATGCTGGGCATCACCTCGCAGTTGTAGATGGCCTTGAACATGCAGTCGGCCAGCGGCTCGGGCACTGTGACGTGTTTGCGCACAAAGTCCATATAGCGAGTCACTGTTTGACGCCACGTCTCGCGCTTGCCGTCGGGCAGCAGACGGGCGTAGCGGCTCTTGTGAATCACCTGCTGGTAGAACGTCGGCAGTTCGTCCGATTGCGCGTCAGGGGAAATCATCCGGAATGGATAAACAGTTTATAGAGGGCAGAGAAAAGGAGGATCAGTGCGGCGGTACAGACAATAAAGGTGCAGGTGCACACTAGAATCACGAGGTATTGGTGCCGGACAAATACGACGCACTCGGTCAGCGCCTCAATGGTGGGCCGATAGGCTGCGGCGGTCGCGTCCACATCCTTGATTGCGCCGCGCAGTCCACCCACTTGGGTGCTGAGCGACACCACGGCGGGCACCGCCGACACCAGCACCGCCTCGACGGCCCGGAGCACCTCGATGAGCTGGTCAAGCTGCTCACTCGTCGCATTCAGCGCCAGGAGCAAGTTGAGGAGGGTTGTAGCATTCGCAGAGGTCAAAGTACAGAAAGGCCCCAAGCAGGACATAGAGTAAAGCGGTAACGAATGATTTTACTTCGCACGAAACACGCGGCATTGTGATTTAGTGGTGCATTCCACTCAGGGCAGTGATGGCCGCGTGGATTTCGTCAAGGCGCGCCCCCATAAGCGCCAGGCGCTGCTCGATGGCCGCCAGCTGCTCGAGGTCCGACCGCGCCGAAACGTGGTTGGCAGGGATCGCGGCCTGGTTCAGGTTCACGCCGCCATCGGCCCACTTGACGAAGCCCTTGCCGGTCTGGAGCTGGCATTGTTCGCACACATAGAAGGAACGGCCTGCGTTGTTGCCGTTGCGGCACTCCTTCTGGGTGATGTCAGTGTGGCCAAAGCGGCACTTTTCCAGAGGTTGGTAGGCTTGCATGTTCAATGTTTTTTTTCGAGGAGAAGAGGAGGCCGGGCGAAACGGGATTTAGTGGCCAGGCACTACTCGGACTTGGACGGAAGTCGCCGGTCCCGCGTCACGTCGCCGTGCACAGCAGAGGGCAGAACTCGCCCCCGCCCGCCGTGACGTACCAACATGTCCCACAGTCCAACCCCGCTGCGCATGTCCACCAGCGTCAAAGCCAAGACGTACGCCGCCGCCGCTAGCACACCCGCCTTGGCGCCGGATAGCCCACTGGCCCGCGCACTCAAGTAAGAAGCGCCCATGATGAGCATGGGCTTTTCATTCCCGTAGACCCCGGTCAACAACCCGCCTTGGTGCGATAGTTGGACGGTCATGGCCGCGGAGACCGCGCCAGAGGCCAGCATTCTACCCGTTAGCACAAGCGGGCCATCCCGCTCGGCGCCGAGGTCGTAGAGCACAAGACCTGGCATGGCGGCTGCAAGCAGATCGACGAGCGATACGCCACCCCGTCCCGGGTTAGTGTCGTAAACAGGGGTTTGATGCTTCTTCATTTTAAAAAGCAATAGATTCATTGTTTTAAAATTCGAGGCACCGGCGAACAAACCGTTCGTAGAAATCATGGTCGTGAGCCATCTTCGGTGGCTTCTGCCTAAGCCGGAGATAATCGCGGTACTCGAAGCAGGCGCGCAAGATCCGCTCCCATAGGCCCGCGTGTGGACGAACCCAGTAGTACCAGCACGTTTGCATTGGATGATAAACGAAAAGCAGCCCGGCATGAGCGTGCATACACCGCATTTGCACTTCCAGCTGAATCCGGTACTTCAGGAACTTGCGCCAGTCGTAGCTGAAGTGCGTCGTGTCTATCGGGCACTTGATCTCCAACGGAACCCGTTTGCCATCGCACAGGATCGTGCCGTCCGGCGTGGCGCCCAGCCAGGGGTGTTCCGTGGTGTAGTACATACCCTCGATTGCCCGCGGCTCACGCTCTGGCCAAATGAGTTGCATCAGGCCAAGGGCGTCCGGCTCCATGTCTCTTCCACGGCTCATGATGCTTTCCTGATACGGTGTTACTTTGTTCTCGTCCATTCCAACTGCAATCTTCCAGCGTTTGACGCGACTGCAATAGCCATAGCCAAGCAGGTCGGGCGCGGTGCTGGCCGTCACCTCAAAGCGCCTGCGCACCTCGTGCCAACCGTCGGTGTTGTACTGACACGGCAGGAAGACGGTTTCATAAACAAATGAGGGGAGCAAGCGCTGTTTACGCGGGGGCTCGTCCTCGGTCAACTTTCGTTTCACCTGTAACATTGGGGTTTTTACAAGTCAATTGCGATCTCAGTCGCTGGAGGCGGCAAAAAGCCCAGCACTTCGCCGTTCACCACCGCGTGGATGCGCCCTGGCCGCGGATACCCATCTACGGTATAACCAGCATCAATGGCCGCGCTTATTAGTGCGCTCTCGGCCGACAGGGCGGTTACCAGGTGGCGGTGGTACGCAGCCTCCATCTCGGGCGTCACCGGAAAGTCGTCCAGACACCCAATCTGCCGCGTTCCGAGGCATACGCGGTGGCGAGTCAGCAAAAAGTCCCAATTGATTATAGGGGTGGCCATTTTAAAAAATGAAAATGAGACGGAAGGGTGGGGTATTTAAGGTTTTATTCGCGGTCCGAAACTTGGAAACCGCACTCGGTCAACGCCATGGCAAATCGTTCCGTGGAAGACGGCACCAGTCCTCCGCTCGCAATGTGCTCCATTGCATTGCGGATGGCCTGCCGCTTTTTTGCGCTCTTCGGGGGCACAGCACATACCGTCCCATCCTGTTTGGTGATAATAAAGTGCTTCCACAACTCCACCCAGTTGAGGCGCTCGCGGTTGACGCCGTTCTCAGACGCCACACTGAAGTCGTCGTCGGCCACACTGTTGGCGCGGTCGATGCTCGAGAGAAGGCAGCTCGGAGACAGCGGCGACAAGGGGGGCAAATCGTCGTAGGTCCGGTCCGCGTGCCGCAGTGTGACGGGCGGGCGTCTGACGAGGTCGGGTGCCGCGGGCAGCTCCTGATTTTTGAGGAGGTTGTCCGAGAAGTCGGCGTTCCACAGGGCCTGGCGGCGAACCGGCTCGTCGTACTTCGCCAGCCGCTCGCCCAGGTCCCGCCAGAGCGCGGCCCTTTCGCCCGGCTGCGCGACCATGTCCTTGAGCCACTGCGACTTCTTGTGGAATTTCACCAGCGCCGCTTCGCCGTACCAGGCGCGCAGGTCGTGGTAGCTCAGGGCATCGCGCTTCGCCTGCTCCAGGCGCCGAGACAGGTTCTGCGCACGCTCGTATGCTTCGCTGGCGTCACGTGCGGCGCGGGCGGTCACGTCGGCCAGTTCGCGGCGAAGTAGCGCCAGCTGTCCTTCCAAGGACTCATTGTCATGCTGCAGTTGAGTGGCGAAGTCGTAGTAGCCAGTTTCATTGTCCATGTTTGGCGAAGTAGTGGCCATGGCGAAGTTTGTTCGGTGGCGAAGTTGATTTTTGTCCGCAGTCTTATGGCCGCATATTTTTTTGAAATTGGCGAAGTTAATTGAATCGCGCCTTTGCTTCGCCAAATTTACTTCGCGGCCAGGTTGGAGCGGAGGTGATTTTTTCAGCGGGCGGACCGCGGCCCCGGCCGCCCGGGCGGGGTTTTTAAGTTGCCGGCTGCCCGTCCAGTCCCAGCCACATTGGCTTTCTCTCTTTCTCTTCCCATCTGATGGACAACTCCCCCGATTTCGTGGTTCGCCACTTCAAAAGCGAGGCTGATTTTTTACAGCCACCCCCCTTCCAGCCGGGCCGGCAGCCCAGCCGCGGAGGGATCGTGCCGTACGAGCTTTGGCTCATGGCGCAGATCTGCCAGGCCATTGAGGCCGACCAAAAATAAAAATATTTTTTTACCAACTAGACCGTCTAGGGACGGTCCCTGGGGACGGTCCCTGGGGACGGTCCCTGGGGACGGTCCCCAAAAAAAGTCGGCCCAGCCGGACCGCGGCCCTTGGCACGGGGGCAAGGTCCAAAACGTCCCACCGGCAGTCTCGACCCGCGAAGCCGCACCCAGTTGCCCACAGCCCGACCTCATCCCGCCCACAGCAGGCGGTACTTCCGGTCAGCTGTGCGGTTGGCCCATGAGGGGCTGGGGCGACTTCCCCTTTTGTTTTCCCACCCACTTTCCTTTTTGACTGGCCACTGGACAAGGGGCGTGACTTTCCTTTTTTGGAAGGTCCTGACCTTTATTCCTTCTATAGTATATAAATATAATATCTCCGCAGAAAAAAAAAAAAGATATATATTTATATAAAGGTAACTAGGGACAGGTGTCCCGGTTCTCACCTATAAAACCGGAAATTCCGTCACCGCCAGTGGCACAGGTCAAAACCCGGGCAAATGGCAGTCCGCATCCCCCCGTATCTGCACGCCTCAGTGTCCAGCGCGTTCATCCGTGATGGCGAGCCACGCAACATGATCATCGCCCGTGCCTGGAGCGAGACTGGTGAGCCGTTCCGCGAGTACGGGACCCTGCACCACGAGAAGGAGCTGTGGTTCCTTGAACTGATCGCTGCCAACCCCGGCATGCTGTACGTGGACGAACGGGCGCTTGTGCTGAAGCCGGCGGCCGTGATCCCGTACTTCGACATCGATGACAAGCGCAGCGACACGACGTGGGACACGGTGGTGCGGGCCCTCGGGGACGCGCTGTGCCGCTCGCTGACCACGCTGAACGACGAGGCCCTCGACCGGAAGGGCAAGAAGAAGCTGTACTGCAGCATCTTCAGCCAGCGGACGAACCGGAAGAAGGCGCACATCTACTTTCCGAACATGCACATTGCCTATAGCGACTTCAAGCCGATTATGGCGCACGTGGGCGCGCTGGTGCGCGAGGTGGTCGGCATCGACCCCGCGGTGTACAACTCGCTGCAGATGCGCTGGCCACTGACGACCAAGGACGGCCGCTTGGACACGATGTACAACCTGCTCGGCGCCTTTGACTCCATTGCGTGTGCCCCAGTGGACGTGCAGAAAGTCCTCAAGGCACGCAGTCAGGTCCTACCCGATCCGCCGCCTTCGCAGACGGTGCTGATGCTGCAACGCCACCGCCTGGCCCGCAACGCGGCCAATGTGAAGGCCTCGAGCGCGTCGCAGGCGCTGGTGCGCACGCACCTGGAGGCGCACTCCAATGTGTGGCAGGCCATTGAAATCCTGTCGCAGGACAAGAAGCACCCCCTGGCGTACCAGTACAACGTCACCTACAGCGACGGCGAAATGGTCGGCCACATTATGCGCGCCACGACGGCGGAGGGCTGGGCCGCCTTGGTGACGTGGTGCCAGATGCGTATGGTGGTGTGCGGCTCGGAGCTGGTGCTGAAGTGCGGCGGCATGTCCCACGACGGCAAATTCCAGCAGCCGGCCTTTGTGCGCCGCAAGATCTCGGCGATGCGCAACCACTGGATACAGCCCGCGTTCCGCCCGCCGCAAATCCCCGGGCGCAAGGCGATACCCCTGGTGGACATGCTGGTGCAGCTGTGCCAGCTCACGTCGGTGCGCGGCATCGGGGGCTCGATGTACGATTACGACCGGGCCCAGAAACCCGACGTGATGATGACACCCGAAAACGTGCTGAACACGTTCGACGGCTGGGCGGGCTGGCAGTGCCTCTACGGCAGCACCTCGTTCTGGCTCACCAAAATCACCCGTGCGCGCGCGATGTACGACTCGGACCTGAAGTGCGAGTACAGCGATCTGAACGACGTGCTGCGCTTCCACCACGAGTGTCTGTGCGGCGGCATGGAAAAGCTGTCGCTGATGGCGCTGGGCGTGATCGCAGACCTGTTTGTCAATCCACGGACCGCGGTGGTGGGCCGGGTGCTGGTCTATCAGAGCGAACGCCAGGGGATCGGCAAGAGCACGTGGCTGCAATACCTCTGCCGCAGCCTCTATGGCGTCAACCACTGCCACTTTACGAGCCGGATCGACGACATTGCGGGCCACTTCAATGCCGCAGCGACGAAGCGGGCCGTGTTTGCCGACGAGAGCAACGTCTCGGCCAAACAGTGGGAGCAAATCAAAATGCACACCGGCGGTGACGTGCGCACGGTTGAGCGCAAAGGCTACGATGCCGAGCAGCACCACGGCCTCATGTCCCTCTTTCTGGCCACCAACACGCTGGAGCTGCCCGCCGAGAGCGAGGACCGGCGCTCGGTCATCTGCGTCGCCGACAAGGAGCACTACGCGACGAACGACCCCCGGGCGGTGCAGTTCTACCACAAGCTGCAGGACCCGGACGTGATTGCGTCGCTGGCCCTCTTCTTCAGTGAGACCTACCCGGTGGAGCTGTATCGCACCCGGTGGGCACGCGTCACGCTGCGCGGCCAGATCCACAGCCGCATCCAGCAGAACGTCCTGGGCCGGATGGAGCAGAATCTGTTCAACATGCTGCGCGAACGCTGCAACTTCGACATCAAGCTCACCAGCGCCGTGCGCAAGATGGAGACCCAGCAGAGTGGCATGGTGATGGACAACTACGTCACCCGGCACCACTCCAAGTACGATCCGCTGGTGCCGTCGTGGCTCACGGAAATCGAGGTGACTTACTACAAGGAGTACTACGGCGCCCGGTTCAGCTCGCATGCGGTGGGCATGGCAGTGCAGGAGTTTGTCAAGCGTGTGTGCGGCGGCCAGTGCACAAACGAGTACGACACCCGTGGCGACGTCTTCCAGATGGTGCATTTCCGCTCGTACGCAGAAACGCGCGCATACTTTTTGTCAGAGCACCCCGGCCTGTCGCTGGAAGAGATCGACGACAAGGTGGCGTTCGGCTACCGCCCGTTCACCACTGCTGCTGAGATGTATTCACGCGAGAGACTGAGTGACTACATTATGTAATAAAACCCATCACTTTAATGGAGTCAAACAACGCAGCAGCAGCCGAATCGACCGGCGTCAACACGCTGGCCAGCGAGCTCGACGGGGCCAGTGCGCTCCGCGCGAACGGGCGCCTCGGGCAGTTCGAGCTGGAAGTGAGCTGCGACGACGCGTGCCGCGACAAGCGCGTGGCGCTGTTCCGCCTGCTGCGCACGCTGCTGATCCGCATGAACGGCGTGACGCACCAGATGCAGTCGTTGGTGACCACGCTGCGCAACACGCAGTGCGCGGAAATCAATTACTACGAAACGCTGCCGTCGCTGATTCAAAATTTCAACACGCTCTCAAATACCTTCAAGACCGGCTGGTCCAGCTACGAAAAACTCATGAACGAACTGGACGCCGCCCCGCCCCACTTCACCTTCTGCTCCCGCCTCCGTCTGACCTAATGGCCGTTCTCCTGCACACCAAGGCGTTCACCGACGCGCTCTACTACAACGTCTCCCTCATCCAGACACTGCAACAGCTGAGTGAGGTGACGACTCCAGTGGCCGTGATCCGGACGTTTGCCTACGAGCCCGAGGAGCAGCACATCGACGAGGCCATGAACGTCCTCAAAAGCGGAATGGCGCGGTACACCCCGTTCTTCAACCCGATTGTGCGGTGCTTCGAGTTCTTCGACCACACAACCGCCGACAGGTTTCTCGGCGACCTGGTCGACCTGTCGCGGCGGGTGTGCTCCATCAAGTTTGCACTGGAGGTGTCCGTCCCCAGCGTGGTCGACGACGTGCGGTGCCGTGACCTGTTCGAGTTGTCTGATTCCCCGCTTTTGATTCCCATCTAATGAACACTGTTCTCCGTGACCCCCTGACGTATTTCGGGCGGCTGCCCCGCGACATCATTTCGTGCCTCAACCCGTTCCTGATCCCGCCGGTCCGGCCATACTGCTTTTACTATAAGCACATCATATGGAAGGACGAATGCTACATGTGCGGGCTTCGGGACTTCGCTTCGAATATGACGTACGTCGGCCACTTGATCAATCCGCGCGACTGCGGGGCTGCCATGTCAATGCTTACATTCGGGAACGCGGTCCAGTGGGGGAAGTGGCTTTGCGCTATGTGTCTCTGTACAGCGAAGCGCCCCTATTACGGGGCATACAGAAGTTACTACCTCGAGTGTCTATACTGGCTCGAAATGCGGCTTAATCAGGCCATCGTGCACAAGCACTATGTGGACTGGGCCGCGTACGACCTGGCGTATGGCAAACTGCCATAAAACCCCCTCTGCCCAAAATGACTTCGTGTTACGACCTGCTGGTGGACAAGTACGCCAACTTCCGCACCTTCCTGAAGGACAACCTGGTCGGCGATGAGCACCAAGTCGTTATGGCCGCGCTCCCCTCGGTGGCCAACGCGATGGTCTTCTTGGTGGGCCTGAAGCAGATGTGCACCCCCGAGATGCGCGACGCCCTGACCGACGTGTTCACGCGCTGGCCCGACGGCCCCCGCGGCGAGGAGGGCAACTTTCGCGACTGCGCCGAGGCCATCAGCAAGCAGCTCCCCTTCATCCGCATCGACCAGAGCAAATACGCGGTCCCTCAAATCTTCCGTCTTATGCGATACATTTACTTGTTTCTCACAATTGCAGACGACATGCTATAAACATTACATGTGCTTTTCACTCTGTGAACACTTGCCGCATTGTCCGCCCGAGGGCGGCTGGCGGTCGGTCATGCTCTCGCCCAGCACGATGCGCTCGACGTCGGTCAGAAAGTTGTGCAGTCGCCGGCGCAGGCCCGGCTGGGCCTGGAGGAAGAAGATGAGGCCCATGGTGCGCCCGAGCTCCGAGTCGCGCTCGCTGATCAGCACCCGCTGCAGCTCGCCGAACAGCATCACGCCGCCCATCAGCTGCAGCGCGGCCACCAGCCCGTCGTACCCCGCGCCGAGGTCGCTTTCGCGCACCAGGCGGTCCGACACGTTGTCGACGATGCGCCCGAGCAGTGCGCCGGTTGCGCTGTAGCCGAAAACAAACGAGGAACCGAGAACGTAGTTTGACATCGGCTTTTTACTAGGGGCGATTAGATTGACGCACAATGGGGGTGTACCAGGTGCCCGTGACGGACTGGCACGTCGGCCCGGGGCCGAGCTCCTCGAGGACGGAGCGGATCGGCTTCATCATCTCCACGGTCACCCGCTCGTCGCGGAAGATGTGCCACGTCTCCATCTGGTACGCCAGACACGAGTCGCACACATTGCCGTAGTGGCCGTCGGACAAGAAAACCAGCCACTCCGCCGCGCCCTGCCCACGATCGCGATAGCAAGCAGAGCACAATGTCGCATCCGCAAACGGCCAGTACTCAAAGTGCCACAGCACCGGATGCACGAGGTGAGACAGGGCCATCGGTTCAGTGCGGAAAGTGCAATCGGTTTTTGATCGACGACCAGAACGTGGCGCTGGGGAAGCGGCTCGGGCTGTGCTCCCACTGCCGCCAGCCGACCCTGGCCCGCTATATAAAGCCCCCGACCCGGCCCGTGCCGCAGATGGGTGCAACACCAAATGAATCTCCTCGCGCTCCCTGATGACTGCCTCTTCACCCTCTTGCGCTGGCTGGCCCCGTGGCATGATCTTCAACCCGCCCGCGCCCTTGCTGCCACCTGCACACGTCTCCACCGCGCATGGCATAAGCATGAGCCCGTCGTCCTGGGCATGTATCCCGACGTACAGCAGTACTGGGTCACAAGTCGCCGGGTGGCAGCCGTCGTTTCCTTCAGTGACCGCGCTGCCACTCACATCCAGTTCTACTACAACGCCGAGAGCGGCGTCATCAGCGAGTCATCCCTTTATTGTTATGGAAAATTTTCGTCCAACGCTGCGCTTAGGCGTTTTCCCTTTGATCCAACTGCTGTCCGACTCTTCGCTGCGGCGCTGCATGAGTGTGGGCGAGTGGGCATCCTGCCGCGCGCTATGCATATCCATTCATGCGAGGGTCACTACGTCCCTTTCGAAGAAATCGATCCAGAGAGGATGCCAGCGCCTTCCGATCAAGAAGAGGCATATTTTGAACATGTGTGCCCTATATGCAGCAAAGTGGGTGCTCGACGATTCGCCGGGTATCCCCGACCTTGGGTATTCACGTGATGCGCCGCGCTGGTTCTGGCAGCGGCTCGAGCGCGCCGTCCTGATGCTCCTGTATCAGCACCCCACGCCGATGGACAACGTTTTCTGGAAACCGTAAACATGTTTACTCTAGCCGAACCGGCGCTGTGCGGCAATCGGGTCGTGCATCTCGGTCAAATTCGGCATTTTGTTGAGCGCAACGTGCGAAATGCCGCTGTCCCAGAGGAACTCGGGGTTCACCAGCACGCGGGACGGGGTGTGGTTGGCCGCGGTGTTGGAGGCGCGTCCGCTGCTGCGGTGGCTGGCCTGCGACGCCCAGTGGTCCTCCTGGCTGCGGAGGTGGTGGCCGACCTCGGCGACAATGGCGTGGCGTTCGCCGTAGAGCGAGCGCGCAGCACCCGCGGGGTGGACAATGTGGCCGGGCGCCTTCGTCAGCGTAACCGGCCGGGCCTGGTGGCGTTTGACGCCCTCGAGCAGCACCCCCATCGGCGCCTGCCGGCGCTGCCACTCGTGCACATCAAAGTCGGGCGACACGTGGGTGTGTCCGCGCCCGTGGAAGTCGGAGTTTATGTACGCAACTGCCATCTATTCTATTCTCCTCTATAGAAAGAATAATGAACTCGACGTCCGGGTCGGGCGGTCACTCGCCCACGGACGAGCGCTCGCTGCTCATCTCGACGTTCGGCGCAGCCCTCTTGACGTTTCTGTCGCTGCTGGCCGCCGGCATGGGCCTGCTTGCAAAATATCTCTGGTCTCAGTACAAGAAGCGCCGCGAAAGCATCAACCTCAAAGTAAACGCCAGCCCCGAAGCATCTGTCGCCACCGCCGTTTCGCAGACACAGAACGAGATGCAACACATCGTCATCAACATCACAAACGCCCACCCCGCGGCGCTCAACGATAGCAGCAGCTCCTCGTCGTCGACCACGAGCCTCTCGGTCCCGATCGGCGAGAACGAGCGGAAGCACATCGTCTCGCTGTGGGACTCGGTGCGCGCCAAGATCGCGGAGGGAAAACTAAAGCCTGTTGCCAAAGAACGCAAAAGCCCCCGCCCCGATGGACTCACTCCTGATGAACGGCGACTCGCTCGCTCTCTTGACAGCCGGCCTGTTGGTTTTCCTGACGCACCGCGCAGTGACCGCAAAGCGCTCTCTGACGTGGACATCAGCGCCAGCAACGCATATTCCAGCCTCCGCTTTGGTGTCCCAGTACTTGTCCCAGGCAGTGGCGAGTGATGCCAACGGCATTGTGCACTACCACTACGACCCGTATGACAACATCCCGCGAACCGCGATCCCGCGCGTCCCCCAATCGTACTTTCATGGTCTTTAATAAAACCCTAATTTCGTAAATGATCCAAATTCCAGACAAGTCAATCACCATACAACAGCTGGGCGAGGGCGCCGTTGTCCTGCGCGCGTCGCCGCCCGCCAGAAACGCGGTCACGCTGGTGCGCGACGGGGTCGGGCCCACGCTCGCCCTCTTCAATTTGGCGCCGCCACGGGGGATGCGCTTCGAGCTGACGCCCGACGGCGGCACCCTGCAGCTGATGTGGGACCTGCCCACGTCGATGGACCCCGACCAGCACCTCATCACCGCGGGCGACTTGTATGTGGACGCGTTTACGGGGCACGTGTGCGTCAAAATGCACGACTAAAACTGGTTCATGGCCTGGAAGCGGGCGCCCCGGTACGGCGTCTCGCCGATATACGAGTAGTCGTTGCGCGGATTGTTGCGTCGCTCGCGCGTCACGGCCAGGTGCACGTACAGCTCTGTGTAGGTGGGCGCGGAGCCGTCGTGCCGGCTCAGGGCGCACGTGATCTGCTGGATCTTGCCGCCAAGGGCGTCGTCGGCCAGCAGCGGAATCGGGGTCGACAGGTCGAGGTGGCCGTCCGCCGGCAGCACGAAGTGGACGCCGTCGTTGCCCCCGTTCATCCCAATGCCACCGGTGATGCTGGGCCGGTAATTGAGGCTGCTGCCCGGGAAGTGCAGCCGCAGGTCGCGGTGGGCCCCTGCCACGGTGATCATGTCCGCCCCCAGGAAGTAGATCTGCTTTGCCCCGTCCACTCCACCAGACGTGAGGAGAAACGTCTGCTCGTTTCCCCCGGTGGGGTCGAACTTGAGCGTCACCTTCTGCCACGCGCTGCACTCATCAAGTGCCGGTCCGGAGAGTTGGCTGGCGCTCATTTTTACTAAGGGCGTAAGAATTGCAAGCGGAGGCGCCGGTGCACAACCGCAACACAGTAAAGCACAATGTTTCGCACCACCGTTCGCTCGTGGATGCTCAGCTCGTCCAGTGGGCCGGTGACCGAGAGGGTGTAGAGGACGTGTCGCGCATCGCCGTTCGGCGTTTCCTGCTTTATCACATCCGCATCAACGACCATGCGCAGCACCCCGTTCTCGATACTATGTGAGCGCAGCGTAATGTAGTCGCGCTTAAAATTGCGCAGGTCGTCCGTGGTCCGGTCGTTCACCTCGAGGTCGTCGAGCGCGCGGTACAGGTGTGAAAAGGCATAGCCCACCAGGTCGTCGTGGTCCTGGATGCCGATGCGGATGCGCACAGAGTCGCGCAGCAGAAAGCGCTGCATCCGGCGCACGGCGCCCACGTTGTGGCTCTCGCCTAGGATGCGCTCCCGCATTTCGTTGGGCAGGTCACGCCACGATGCCCCGCCAACGGGCGCCAGGCCGGAGTGGGCCGGTCGGGCATAATAGGGGAGCGGGTCTGACATCAGTTTTCATAAAACGCATTTGATATTTCCTCCCTGTAATGAATTGGCACTATCTCATCGTTGCAACCACCGTGCTGCTGATGCTGTTCATTTGGTGCATGCTCCTTTACGATATTTTTACGGATATGCAACGAATGGCGTGGCTTGGCCGTCACTGCGAGCAGAATCCGTACTCTTGCATGTCAAATAACGGTATATGGGGTCCATGAAGGCGACCTTGCAGTGGAGGAACGAGGCCGCGAAGTACACCATGTTCTCTAGGACGCGCTGTTCGTCCTTGGTGGCGAATGGCTTGTGTTCCACCGTTATTGTATAGGTAAAAAACGATTCGCGGCATTCGCGCACATCAAACGAGAAGATGGAGACATTAGGAAAGTGCTGCGGCGCAAGCACCCCGTCGAGGGTGTCGCGGAAGAGGCGCGCCTCGGCCAGCGCCATGCGCGTCGGCGGCACCGTCTTGATGGTATCAAGGAAATACACCGAGGGGCAGAAGGACAGGTTCAGATAGATGCTGTCGCCGTTTTGCGTGGCCTCGACGGAAACGTTCTTGATTGCACGGCGGACGGCAGCAACAACACCGACGCGGTGCGACTCGTAGAGGATGCGCTCAACGATTTCAGGGGGGAGCTCGGGGCAGGTCATTTGGGCTAGGACGGTTTTGCACAGTAGATGGGCTCTCGCCCGACCACGTGCGCGAAGCTCGATTTAAAAACAACTTGGTCGTGCAGCTTTGCTACGCCGCGGACCAGCACGTTCCGCAGCACCGGGTATTCGCCCAGCTCCAGCTCATTATGGACAGCGGTGTAGTCGACGGTGACGCTGTAGAGAACAGGCCGGAGGATGTATCTTGCAAAAAGGTCAGCCTCGACGGTGAGGCAGCAGCGCTCGGCGTTGTAGGCCCATTCCAACGAATTCACCAGATCAGAGGTAAAGGTCTGGACCGCTTTGAGGACGTGGCGGTCGGTGGTCGTAGCGGCCAGGATGCGGCGGTAGAGCGCAGTGGTTGGCTCGTCCACGCCGCCGTCGATACTGAGTCCGATGGCTGCGGCGGAAAGGAGCCGCTTGACCCGCGCGACCGCGCCCAGCCCGTGGCTTTTCCGCAGCACCGCCTGCCGCAATTCCTCTGGCAGATCTGAGAAAGTGGGGCTGGCCATAAAACCCCCTTTACTACATCTGTCTAGAATGGACTCACCCCGCAACCCCAAACGCTCTCGTGATGGCGATGATGACCAGATGGAGGCCAAACGAGCACGTCGACGTGCATATAAGCGAGAATACCAGCGCAACCGCCGGGCATTAGACCCAGAATACCGCAGTTGCGATAAGGAACGCCTGCGCAACCGTTATGCGACAGACCTGGAATGGCGTGCTCGCCATCTCGAATACCAGAAAAGGCATGTTGGAAAGTACCGCACTCGTTTTAATGCAAATAAACGACAGATATGGCCCATTGGCAATGGCATCGGTTCATGGATATACATTGTCGAAACGGGCCGTTGTAACACCCATCTCAAAGTGGGCAGCAGCATATCAATGTGGCATCGACTCGCGATGTTTTCCCAGGGAGATCCGACGATTATGCTGTTTGCCATCTTTCCTATTGGTGATGCATATGGTCGTTTTGTTGTTGAACATGCAATACACACCAAACTGCGCGGTCTGTATCCACCTGTTTCCACCGAGTTCTGTAAGAAAACTGAATGGTATGTTGTCCCATACGAGCGCCGCATCGAATTTGGAGAGGCCATCCGTGATATGTGTAACCAGTTCCACCCTAGTTGAACGGATGGCGGACTTGGTGGTTGTCGAAATTGAGCTGATTCTTAGTCGCCGCAAGCACGGTAACGTCCAAATCAGAGTTGGCACCCAGCAGCGCAGTAGCCGCGGCGTTGATGGTGGCATAAGCCGCAGCAGTGCCGGAGAACTCCAGAGTCAGAACCGGGCGCTCCATCTGGCTCGGGTCGACAAAGCCCAGGACGGCGTTGGGGCGGGACGGATCGTAGGAGTGAGACCAAGAGATCACACCAACATCGTTGCTACCCTTGTACACACGGGCGTGCTCATAAGTCACGAGACGCTGCACCGGTGAACGCTTCAAGATGAAGTTGCTGCTGCCACTTTTCACAGTCACATGTGAGATAAGGGGATCACCCGCATTATACCAATCATCTACATTGAATGCACGGAAGCCAAAGGTAGCCTCCACCAAACCAGGATCGGCCAGCAGATTGACGCGATCCAAGTCTGCGGCCCAGCGGAAGATAACCACCCAGAAGGAGACAGGCTGATTGAAATTGCGGAGCTCCACGTCGAGGGAGCCAGAGAGCGCCTGGGTGCCAGGGATGCGCACAGTGCTGTTGTACTGATACTCGTCGAAGACGTAGCGGCGCGGCATGCTGTAGATCTGCTCCAGCTTGGCGCGCTCGTCGTCGTACACGTGCTCATACTCGCACAACAGGTAGCTGTCGCTCAGCACGGTGGTGGCAGACGTCGGGCTGGCCAGCGAGCCGTTTGCCTCGATCCACTTGTTGAACGGGCGGAAGTGGATGCGCAGGTTGAGGCGCTCGCCCAGGCCGCGCACGAAAATGCTCTGGCTCGGGTCGGCGCCGATGTGCAGGCCCAGGAGGGTGTACAGCGGGACGTAGACATATTGTGCGGTTGCAGCCGCCGCGGCACGATTGGCCAGCGTGTCGAAGCCGAGCATCTTCTGCGCCATCAGGCGCTCCTCGTCGTCCATCAGCTTGTTGATCTTGGCGTACATCTCCTCGCTGCGGATCGTGGTCTGCAGCTTCTCGGTGCCGAAGCGCACCGTGATTTCGTCCCAACACGCCAGGCCGATCCAGTTGACGTACGCGCTCTGCGTGGCCACCTCGTTCGCAATGGCCGACAGATGCAGCTCAAGGGTCAGCTTCTTGAGCACATCGGCGTCCAGGCTGATGTCGAACTCCGCGGTGCCGTCCGGGGCAATCGCGCCGATGGTCGGGCGCAGCTCGATGTGCTCCGTCAAGTGGGCGGTCGAGACCACCGGGTCCAGCGGATAATGGGGCGAGTTGTCGTTCAGGATATGTTTTGCCCCTATGCCGCTCATCCCGAGCGAACGGATAACTGCTTGTGATGCACTAGCCATATTGACAGTTTACACTTAAACCTTAGAAAGCAGGGGACGGGACACGTGGTCAGTGACGCGGTAAACGCCCTTGAACGCCTTGCTCCGGTTCGGGACGAGGGCGGACGGGCGCATCAGCTCGTGCGGGGGGTGCCACGGCGACACGTAGTTCTGGCGCTCCCAGGGGCCCTGCTGTGGCGCCTTTGCCCCGTGTGCGGACGGGAGGATCAGCTCGGCGCCCGGCTCCATGCGGGGCAGACTGCGGCTCCACTCGATGCGCCAGTTGCGCACCGCCCCGTTGCGGCCGGTCAGCGGCAGGTCCGGGTTGTACGTCTGGTTGCGCAGCGAGCTCATCGTCACGATCTCCTCCTGCGTTAGCCGTGCGTTGGTGCGGAGGTTGTTGTCATACGCTTCGCGGAACGGCGTAACACTCTTGGGTGGCGGCTTGTTCCCCAGCATGGGTCGCAGCCACGGCAGCTTGCGCTCGAACAGCCGCCCGTGGGAGACGGGCTGCGGCTGCCGGTCCATGAGGTCGGCGGCGTGCTTTTCAGCGGCCCGATGTGTGCGCTTTGGCGGGGGGTGGGCCAGCGTGCTGTTTGCCACGGGTTTGTCATGCGGCAGTCGGGTGTAATGCAAGAGCCCGAGAACGGCGGCTGGGATCATTCAGGTTTTTTAATAAAAGCGATTAGGTTTAGGGGGCGCGGCGTGAGGGGCGCGGTGCTTTGTACAGGCCGGCGCGCAGCTCCGCGTTCTCGGTCTCGAGGTTGCGGATCGTGCTCTTCAGCTCGCGGACCTCCGTCTTCAGGGCCTCGACGCGCGCCTCCAGGTAGTCGATGCGCTCGTCGTCCTCGTCGTCGGTCTCCTCTGCCTCGGGCTCGTAGTCAGAGTCGTCGTCGACCTCGTTCAGGTAGCTGACGTCGGAGCTGGACACGGTCACTTGGGAGTCGTCATCCTCCTCGCCGGACGAGGTGTAGACGGTGTCCTCCTCGGAGGTCATTTCGGTGTCGGCGGGCTCGTTCGGCATTCACTGGTTGGGTGGCAAAAGAGTGTGGCGGGTTTTAAAACCCCCATCACAACACCCGAATGGAGCAGAACTTGCCCGGCATCCCCCTCTTCGACGAGACATCCGCCCGCCAGCTGGAGGCCGCCTATGCAGCCCGCAAGCGCGCCGGGCAGAAGGGCATGCTGAGCGGCGGCGCTGGTGGCGATCCGGTGGACGAGAAAAAGAAGAAGGGCCAGGCCGACGGCAAGCCAAAGGCGCCGCTGACGGCCGACGTCGCCCTCCAGAAGAAGGCCCTGAACGCCGTGGCGCAGCAGACCACCGACAAGGGCCTGGAGGCAGCCATTAAGCGCAAGACGGCGTACATCCGCATCATCGAGCGCTACTACGCCAACCCGATGCTCGCCCGGAGCCTGCCGCCCCGCCCGCACTTCACCGTGCGCCACGACGAGCGCGACATCCTCGGCTTTTTGAACAACATCCGCGCCACGATGAACGCCCGGGGCTCGGACGCCATGATCCGCGGCGGTCTGGCGCAAGTCGGCTACGGCGCGGAGACCGTGACGATGCAGCTCAAAATCAACCCGCTCCAGTGGGACCTGGCCGGGTTCGGCAGCTGGTTTGCCAACGAGGAGACGCAGGCGCTGGTCGAGCCGGAGGTCAGCGAGTTCGTGGCCGAGTGGGGCGACGCGTTTGCCAGCCCGTACTGGGTGCGCTTCACCGTCAAGCTGTCGCAGGCCGCAGCCGCCTATAGTGCCGGCCGGAAGGAGGCCCACTTCCGCGCCACCCCGGCCAACGAGACCATCCTGAAGGCAGCGGACGATTTGTAAAAAGCGCTTTCTAATCTTATGGGCAAATAAGCCAATGACTGAGAAGAGTACCAGCTTGAAGGCCATCAAGGGCGAGGGCAACAAGGGTGCCATGCGTCCGTCCAAGGAGCACGCGCGCGACCTCCACCGCCGCCTGGAGGCGCTCGAGGCGAAGTTCGACCAGAACTACGTCCGCCCGGCCGACACGGCCGACAGCGGGCTGCACCAAGCCGCAGGCGACAGCGGCCGGGCCAGAAACGACTACCCCGTGCGCATGTACCCGCGCGACCCCAACGACCAGATCATGCAGTTAAAAGCGCAGGCGCCCGCGTCGCTCGGGCAAAAAACACTCACCGACCTCGACCTTAAGTGGATGCGCGACAAGCTGCTGGCGCAGGAGTCTGCCGCCCAGAAGCGCTTTGTCATGAGCCTCTACGATTCGCGCGACCCCGCGCAGCGACAAATCCGCGACCGCGTCTTTCCCGATCTGGTGCGCGAGCAGGAGGCGATCATCGACGAGCGCATCGAGCTCGAGCGCCGCCTGGCCAAGATCAGTTTGCATGGTCCGCAAGGAAAGGAGGACATCGATTTGCTCTATGCACTCTCCAGCGGGGCCGTCGAGCTCCCCGTGGGTGTGGCGTGGGATCCGCACAGCTGGTTCGCCAAAGCCCCCGGTGGCGACAATGCAGTGCTGAACCGCGGCCTCTTCAGCCCACTGCGCCTCGGTGTTGGGCGGCGACAGAAGGGCTCACTGCCGTTTGACATGCTTGGCAGCGGTCTAGGCAGCGCTTCGTCACAGGTCGGTGGGGTTGGCTTGACAGGCCTTTCCGGGTTGGCAGGCGTCGCAGATCGTCCTGTAAACGAGCGCACCGCCACCTCGCTTATCTAATGGCACCAGTAAAAAATGGGCGACACGCAACTACTTACGCGCCTGGCAGAGGAGAGAACACTTCTCGCAGCGCCCCAGAATGTAGCGGAGCGGTTCTACGACAGCGTCGGCCTGATGCGCGGCACCTGGAGCCCCGTCGGCCGCATGGCGCTCGGGTTCGCGATCGGTTCGGGGCTAATGTGGGCGATCAGACCGTCCTGCTCATTCGGACCCGATGGCGAGCCACTTCCCGTGGAAGAAACCTCCCTGCCGTGGTGGGCCCTCCCGTCCGTCCTCGCGGTGTATTCGGGCGTTTTCGTTTAGTCCGCCTTTATTCAGTATAAAAAAGTGTATTAATCATAAAGTCCTCCATGCGAATCGCCGACATCGGGCCGTAGAACACGTCCCCGTACAGGGCGCGCTTCAGCAGGTAGCTGGCCCACCGGTTGTACGGCTGGCGCAGGGTCCAGATTTCGCCCACCAGGTGGCTGATGATGACATACGACTCAAAGGTGTCGCCGACCGGGACGGGCACGCACACCAGGACGAACTCCTCGCACATCGGCGGCGAGAACAGCGACTCGATTTCCGCGACGCCCAGCGGCTCGGGTATCTCCAGCGTGACGGCGGGCTTGTTGACGGGCATGAACAGGGCGCGGCAGCCGGGTCCCGCGGCGGGATTTTCTGACGACATTGGCAAAAGGAGAAGGATGCTGCGTTCAAAGGTAGACAAAGAATTCCTGGCTGCGGCGCACGGATTTTACAACTCCCAGCCACTGGTCGACGCCGCGCCGGAAAAGGACATGCCCAGCCACGGCGCGGTAATTGCCAACGGCGGCATGGTCAGCGCCCACAACAGAAGTGCGCGCAAACAGCACCTTCTCGTCGGCGGCGGTGCACGCGTCAAGCCGGGCGACCACAAGCGCCCGCGTGGTGATGTGGCCTACGTCCTCCCCGACGCGGACGTGGTCTCGGCGCCCCCGCCGTCGCCGCCCGAGTGGCGGGAGACGCTGCGGTCCGAGCACGCACACGACGCAGCAATGCACAACACCCGCGTGGTGGACATGGCCGCCTCGCGCACCTCGCTGCGGAAGCGCCGTGTCGACGAGGTGGTCTCCAACCCCCAGGTGGCCTCGCTCATTGAGGCGCTGGCGCTGGCGGACGGGGTGCTGCTCGATAGGGAGCGGCACCTGCAGAGCCGCGACTCGCTGGTCGGCCCGCCCGCAGTAAACAACCCCGGCCTGACCGAGCTGGACGCCCCGCGGCGCCACGACCCAGTCGCCACGTCGGCCCCGCCCGCCCCATCGGGCCAGCATCGCCAGACCGGAGTGGCGGTTGCCGTCACGCTGGCGGTCAGCGCCGCCCTGTTGTATCTGCTGTACACATCGCAGTAAACGTCCAAATGCTTCCGCTTTTTACCGTGGCAATCGTGTGCGGTGCGCTGTGTTATCATGGTCGTAATCGGGCACGGGGACGGAATGCCGTCGTGCGCCCTGTCGTAGCGGTAGCCGGGGTCCAGGATGTGGGCCAGTGGCGGGATTTCCCACGCCGCGGTCGGGGGGGTGGCCGCCACCAGCAGGGACCACATATAGTGCAGCTTCTGCAGCGTCTTCTCCTTCTCGGTCAGCGGCCAGAAGAAGTGGCACTGCATTTGCTGGCGGCACCCGTGGCGGTACGCCAGCAGGTGCATGACAAAGTTGTAGTTGATCAGGTTGTGCCGCGAGACGTTGCGCCGCCCGTTCGATAACACGGTATCTTTCTTGGTGCGGCGTTTACCGGGAACATAGATCACGTTGTCAAAAATGACCGAAATCAGCGCAAAGTCGGCGTCGATGTAGCTCTGCGTGCTGTGCGGGGCGCGTGGCTGGGGCACCGCGACGCCGAAGCACTGCAGCGTGCGGGCGCGCAGGTCGATCCAGCGCTCCAGAAACTTCTTGCCGTTCGGGCCTAGAGCCCCGCAGCCATCTTTGAAATAGAAGTAGTCAAGGGCGCCTGGAGTGCGCCAGAGCGCCTGGCCCGAAGCGTAGAGTACGTGGACAAAATGAGCAACCAGCCAAGACGGAGCAGCTGGGCCGCGGCGATAGTACTGGGCTGTGCGCTCATTCCAGTGGTAAATGCGACGATAAGCGCCAGAGCCAGAGCGGAGGCGCGTGTTAATATATCTTGCTGTCCAGTCAGACCAATCTGCAACAGGGTTGGCAAAGCCTTGCACGACAACACCACAGCGGCCGCAAATAAGAGCACCGAAGCGATCTTCCAGTACATCTGGGTCTGCGTCGCAATCACATTGAAGCGGGTTATGGATGAATACATAGCGCGCACGCGCGGGTTGCATGGGTTTTATTGGCGGGCGAGCAGTCCCCGCGCCTCCGCCAGCGTCACCATGCCGAGCGGCGCCAGGCCCACGCCCAGGCCGGTCATCATGGCCAGGCGCTCGGATCCGTCCAGGCCCAGCAGCGGGGGGACAAACATCATGGGCACCGCGAAGCCGAGGCCCAGGGACACGGTGTTGATGGCGACGGTGGCCAGGTCGCCGACGGTCGAGGGCGATTTGCCCAGCAGGAGTGATTGCGCCTGTGAGCTGACGGTGCTGGCGATGAGCCCACCGAGGGCCAGGCCGGACATAAACCCAATCCCCTCCCTCGAGACGTCATAAACAAGAGCTGCCATTGTTTTGTTACTCCCATTAGATTGGCCCGCCCCCTCCTCTCCCCTCGGACCCCTTGGACCCCCGGCCCACGGCCGTCCGCGGCCGCTAATTGGAGACTGGCGATGATGTCTGACCCTAGTTACCTTTATATAAATATATATCTTTTTTTTTTTTCTGCGGAGATATTATATTTATATACTATAGAAGGAATAAAGGTCAGGACCTTCCAAAAAAGGAAAGTCACGTGACCGGTCACGGCCGGGGCTGATGGGCTTTCGGAGTGTCGGGACCCCAAAATTCCGGCGAACCCAGGAACCAGTGGCCCTCGTCCGCGGGCTCCTTGGGCTGGCAGATGTAGAGCGAGTGCTCGATGGGGCTGCGGCCGCTGTTGTCGACGACGAGGCACTGGCGCTGCTGGGTGGCGTAGTCGGTCCACACGTGGCGGTCCAGGTAGCGCATGGCGTTGCGCTTGGGCCAGTGGCCCAGGAAGTTCTCCGAGGCGGCCTCGCGCTGGGCCAGGGAGTGCAGGCGGAAGAGGACGGCGAGGTCGGTGTTCTCGCGCAGGCCGGGCGGCAGGCCCTTGGCGTACTGGGCGGTGATCATGAGGCACGCCTTGATGTGGCGCCCGTTGAAGAAGACCCACTTGAGCACCTCGTCGTGGTGCAGGTCCTGGGCGATGACGTCGTCCAGGATGATGAGGAGGCGGGGGTCGACGTGCGTCTTCTCCTCGTCGGTGGCGCCGTTGTACCACTCGATCAGCTGCCGCTGGGCGACGAGGATGGCCTCGAGGACGCCCGGGTAGTAGGCGTCGAAGATGAAGCGCCGCGGGATGTACTTCTGCCAGAAGCCGTTGATCTTGGTGGCGGTGAAGACGTAGACGCGCGGGAAGCGGTCCTTCATGTAGTTGAGGAAGTAGCGCATGGCAAAGGTCTTGCCCTCGCGCCGCTTCCCGATGAAGGTGACGGTGAAGTCGTCGCCGAGCTGCTCCAGGTTGAACACGAGCGGCTCGGGTGGCTCCTCGCTCTGCTCCACGTCGAGCAGCGGGCGCTTTCCCTTTTGGGCGTCCACCGTGTCAAGCGCCGCGTCGAGGGGCTCCTCGATCGCGTCGTCGTAGCCGCTGATGCGCGGGTCCTTTTTGAGCCGGGCCGCCACCTTCCGGGGGTCGGGCTTTTTTCCCGCCGGCGGGGGCAGACGTGGGTGGCCCACGCCCCACAGCGAGGACGGTTCGGCGGCCTGCTCCACCTCGGGCATCATCTGCATCGCCTTGCCCTCGTCGAAAACGGAGCCGTGTCGTGACATTTTTCTCAAGCCGTCTTTAAAAGAGCGATAAGAAAATGGGCAAAAAGCAACACGGACACCTGCTCGGGTGGGCCATGAACCACCGCACGGACCTGCCGACCATTGCCAGCGGGAATCACGCCGTCCCGCTTTCCTCCAAGCCACCGCCAGCAGGGGTGCTGAAGACGCCCGCGCCGGTGCAGTCAGCCCAGGCCAGCCAGCCGCTCCCGGGCGCCCCCTCTGCTGCACAGGCGGCCCCCAATTTGCCGCACAAGGAGGCCAAGAAGGCGGCCAAGAAGGAGGAGAAGGAGCAGAAGAAGCAGGCCCACCAGGAGACCAAGGTGGGCAAGCTCTCGAAGAAAGCCGACGCACTGGCTGCTCAGCGCCAGCTGTACCAGAAGGAGGGCCGCAAGCATCGGGCCCAGAAGAAGCTGCATCACGAGGAGAAGGTGCTCAACAAGATCACCAAGAAGGAGGTGAAACACGATTTGCCGCAGACACACCCGACCACGCGCAACCCGTACGGCAACGGCCACGGCATCACTGTCCCACAGAAGCCGGCCACCAAGCCGATCTCGCGCGCGCCCTCCGGCGGCTCGGGCTCCGCGGGCCACCAGCAGCCGTCGCACGTGCGCCCCCACGGCGGGGCGGTTTCACACCACGTCTCAACCCATTCGTCCTCGTCGTCGGGCGGGACGTCGACCGGGCACCACGCTGCCGGGAAGCCGCAGCAGGGGACGGGCAAGAAGCACTCCACCCCGGTGCACCACCACCAAGGGGGGCTGGAGCCGAACAACAAGCCGGCCAAGCACGGCGGCGCGTCGTCCTCGTCCAGCGGGTGGAAGCCGGACACCAGCCTGATGCTCGAGAAGCTGGCGTTTGCGGCGGGTGGCGCGGCGGTGGTGCCGGCGGTGTCCGTCCTCTACTTCGGCTGGTACGACAAAATCCTGTGGAAGGCGCTGCTCGGGGCCGCGCTGGGCGACTTCGTGCGGCTGCTCATCTTCGACCGCCCGGAGCTCGAGCTCGAGATCGGGCCCATCTGGCAGCACCCGATCGAGTACGTGGCCAGCATGGGCATTGCCATCGGCCTGACCGACGTGGCCCTCATCGCGATTGGGTACGACACCGGCGTCCTCGAGGTGCTCGCGCCCGTGCTGGGCCTCGGCCCGATGGAGGTGGTGCTGGCGACGACCGGGTACGTGCTGTGGTCGTTCACCGAGGCGCACACGGTGCCGAGCATCACGTACTTTGTCAACGCGGGGGTGTGGACGGTCAAGCGCCTGATCCGCCGCTGCCCCAACCCGAAGCCGACCTATTTGCACGGCTCCGGCAAGACCGACAAGAATTATGACTACGGGCTCAAGTACGTGGTGACGCGCGACATCCCCGAGTACTTCGAGAGCGAGGTGAAACTGATTTACGACACTGTGAAAAACACGGTGAACGGATCGGCGGTGATGGGCCTGCTCTATCTCCCAGCGTCGATGATCGGCCAGAGCTTCCGCCACTTGGGCCGCGCTCTCATCGATGTCTTCGTGTCGCTGACACCGCAGCAGAATTGTAAACACTCTTAAGCATTTATAAATTCTCCACAGAATTGTGCACTGTCAAACACCATCTGATGAATTGCCGTTTTGTTACAAGGCAAAAAGATCTCGCGATATTGAGTATCTCTGGTAAACCCAAGGGATTCCAGATATCGAATTAACTCTGTCTCAATGATTCCAATGTCATAAGTCATTGAAATTGGAAACATTGCGGATCGTGAAGTCGCCGCCGCTCCTTATGTGATTCTTTATTTTTTCACATTGTTTCTCTCGCCACTCGGGATTTTTGTGTTGCTTTCTCATGTAAATTGCATTTTTAGTGTTGCTATATTGTTTTTCCTGATCCATTGAGTTTAAACGGGTTTTATAAACCATTTATATCAAGCCAGTACAGTGCCAAGAGAACGGCGTCTGCGGTGTGGTCGCTGTCCACGGGGTAGTGCCACCGGCGGCACAGGGCGAGGGCATCCCGCTTGTTCTGATAGTGCCCGTTGAAGCCGAGGCCCTCCTTGACGAAGTGCACCTTCACTGTCGCCGCGCTCACCAGGGAGATGTGCCGGCTGCTCAGGAGGGACACAACAGCGGTGGTGAATCCGACTTGCACCGAGCGGAGCTGTGCACTCATCCATTGCGTCTCCGCCACCACCTGCAGTATGCCACTGGGGCCAAACCGCTCCATCAAATGCCGCACCACGTCGACGATGTCCTGGGCCACCGCCACGTCGTCGTAGTGGGCCCGGCGGCAGATGAAGTGGGTGCTCTGCCAGAGCAGTTCGCGCGTGTCCGCATCCACAGCAGCCAGGCCGCAGTTGGTGGTGCCGCTGTCCACCCCGATCACCACCCGACCGCTAGCTGCCGGGGCCGCTGAACTGGGAGAGGTCGAGGTTGGTGTGGAGGCCCTTCGCGATGTAGTGGTGCAGCGCCGCTTGGCTGGTGAAGCCGCGCACCCAGATGGCGGGCAGGGCGCGGACGGCGGCGGTGTTGCCGCGTCGACGCACCGCTTCCTTGAGCGCGCGGGGGCGCAGGTGGATCCCGCCCCCCTGGACGCGGTGGTCGATCTCGATGAGGGCGTGGAGGTGCAGCTTGCCGAACTTGGGCCCGATCTCCGGGGCCGAGTTGACGCGGATGGCGTCGATGCGCCCGTTCTGGGTGACGCCGTCGCGGAACTTGATGACGTCGCGCCACTCGTGGTCGATGACGGCGCCGAGGGCGTCCTGGAGGTCGCGGCCCCACAGGTTTGCCTCTGCATCTGTCCTTGGCGCCTTGTTTGTATTCAGTAAAACGAAAAAGGCGCTGAAGCGGGGTTTATTGGGATCTGGGGTGGTGGTGCGAGAGCCGCGGCCGATAGCAGTGTGGCGGGTGTGGGTGATGCGCGGTCCGGACATCGGGTTTTACAGAACATAGGATACAATGAGGCGCCCGGCGAGCCAGAGCACGGCGGCGTAGTCGGCCAGCTCAACGAAGCCCAGCCTGTCGCGCAGCGGCGCGGGGGGGTGATAGAACGCGTCTTCGTCAATGGGGGTGTGGCGCCAATCGACCGAATCCACTGCAATGGGCAAACTGTCGTCGTCAACCTTTTGCGCGGTGAACAGGACGCGCTGGTGGCGCTGCTGGATCCTGGGCTGGTAGCCTGCATCCGACTCTTCCTCCGCCGCGGGAGGGGGTGCGTCGCCGACAACGGCGTGGGTGGCCTTGGGCTTCCGCGCACGAGGGGGCTTGGTCGGTTTTGCCGGCTCGACTGGGGACGAGGGGCGCTCTGGTGTGGCCAAAGAGGAAGACATGGTTTTATTGCAAATCAGTACATCACAACTGGCCAGCGAGGCCGCTCCCGTATGCCACGGCCGGGTGGTTGTGCGGCCACTGGGGTGGAAAGGAGTAAAGGGGCGCACAGGCCGCGTGGAGTAGGACATGGTTGGGCGAGCCAACCGCCATGAACTGGCCCTGGCCAAGACAGTGCTCGCCGCACACAGGACACCGGGTGCTGAAGACGTAGATGAACGGGCGGCTCGCGCCAGCGGGTGAGACGGAGATGGTCCCCTGCAGCGCAGACTGTGGTGTAGACATCATTTTTGACATTAGGTTTGACCAAATGAAATGTTAGCCAAAGATGGCCTCGTCAGAGAATGGGTCTTCTGTGTCGCTATCAATGGTCTTGTACTTTCCAGCGTATAGAAGCTGGAAATTTGTTCCTGTATCATGTCGCCATACGAAACGATGCATCGCATTATCCGGTACAGTAACAAAATTATTACCAACTGCTACTAGCTTTGTGTCAAAAATAGTCCACCCAGAATTCAAAAAGATTGTGAGTGATGACGAAGTTGCGTTACCAACCCAGAACTCACCCCCATTTTCTCGCAATATCGTATCCTCAGTAAGTGCTGAGTCTAGTAAGTTGCTATTTGCAAGCATCGTAGTAGTTGACCCAATAATAAGGCTATGTGTACTCGGTGAATTCATGTAATACACGATATTGGATATTGCCGAAAAATTGTGTGCAATAAGGGTTGAGTCAGTAGAACTGAACACAACATGTGTTTGATGGTATAAAAAGTTATAGAATGCAGCACTCCTGGTTTGACCAAAATACGTAGATTGAACACCCCCGATATTCTGACCAATGGTAACGGAGTCAGTAAAAGTCGTTGTCAGAGGTGCAACTCCATCACTGTAGCCAATGACCACGCTTCTGTGTACATCGGTTGAACAATTGGTACCGATAACGATGCAATTGCCGCCATCACCGGATGTAGATGAAGTACCAATGACTGTGCAATTAGGGCCCAAACCGGGTGCTGCAACATTAAATCCGACGGTTGTATTATTATCCGAGCCGACTGTGCCTGATGCCCCCACAATAACACCATCACTCCCAGCTGTAAACACGGCGTTTTCGCCAATTGCTGTGCAGCGTAACCCACCGGCAGTAGTCGCAGTCGTCGCTTGTCCGGGCTTGTTTGACGATGCGTCTGTTGTAATTATTCCCGGGGTTGACAAACGAATTACACCACCTGTTACATTGAGCGTGGTAGACGAATTTGGTGAAGATGCCATGCTTACAACGGCCAACGTTGGGCCAGTTCCGTCAGTGATAAGTGACGTTCCGCCGCCAGCATTACTCAGAGTTACCGCACCCCCGCCGCCCAGTGTGTTAGTGATAGTGAGATTGGCCGTACCACCACCGGCAATGGAGATGTTTGTACCCGCATTCAATGTACCCAGTTGAGCATTATTGCCAAAGTGGGGAGCAACAATGATGGAGGCACCGGTACCACCGGCTGCATCAAATACACCCATATGGCCTTCTCCCACCGCTGTATTCTCGATGCGGATATAGCCATCGGGGTGTTCAACCAAGGCAATGTCACTTCCAGCTGTAAGTCCCTTAAAGGCGACATCTGGACCAATTCCGTCGTTGATGATGCTCATTCCAATACCAGCTGGGTCGTCTGTCATTGTCCACGCGGATGATGATTGTGTATTTGTCACGGTAATTGTTCCGGGTGCCGTGGTCAGCAAGATGCCCGGCCCAGCGAGCAGCTCTTTGAGGGTGACAACATTGTTGATGTTTGTTTGCTTAATCAGCGTTGTTCCACCAGATCCACTTGTAACAACGCTACCGGCAAAATTAATTGGTGGGTAATACCGATGCTCGGAATCACACGTAACGATTTGAGATGTTGACGAGCGCCGACGAGACATCTTTATCGAAAACGCTAGATTTTACGTGGTAAAGCGACCAATATGATGAATGCGGAATTCAGTTGACGAAATAATTCCCCATTGGAACATGTGAGTACGCCCATCAACCAGAGATAAAGTCCAAGGGTGTGTGAGTGGGGCACCGTCATCAGTGAAAAGTGACCAACCAGTGTTCGAGCCTAAATTTTTTGGACCACCGGTTGCATTTCTGATGTAGAAAACGCCACCCTTGTTAACCCCCCACCACGCAGGATCAACCAACCCAGCTGCAAGATACATATCTGCCGCGGTTGCAAGAGCAAAACTCAGCGTTGCACCAGCAGTGAATGCCAGATAACTCCACATTTGTATAGGAAGAATGCTGTGCACCCCAACTGTCGTAAATGCAGCCCAGTTTTGACGAGGTAGCAATTTTCCATAGACAAGGCATCGGTTTGCATCTGCATATAAAAGGTTCTGTCGTGTACCTGCTGCATTATGTGTTGCAGCAAGAAATGACAGATCAATTGGGTGTGCTACTGTGGGAGATGAATCAAATGCCGGCGTTGTTGAAAAAACGACAGACCGAGATGCTGTCACATGGGGAAGCGTGTTGTTATTAGTGCCAATAATTACAGAATTATCAGCCGCGGATCGCATCCGATGGCCAATGACGACACTATTCATGCCAGATAAATACGATGCGCCACCAACAAGTACGGCGGAACTGTTATCCAGCGTGGATCCGCTCAACCCAATGCCAACACAATCCACTCGAGCAGCAGCTGGAATTGTAATGTCACCAATTGCAGTGGTTCGTGCACCCGTGCTATTGTTTATAGTAGCTATACCAGTGACTGGTGGATGCACACCATTTGTGTCAACAACCTTCCATCCAAAATCACGAATTGTATATGTCGGTGTTGTGGCCGCGGTCGTAATCTTGCCAGCCACACTGAATGAAGCCAACGACAGGGTGGGCCCGGTACCGTCAGCTACAAGAGAACTGGTACCCACCCCCGCCGGTGAGAGGGTGACAGTCCCACCAGCAGTCCCGGGTGCACTGATGGTCAAATTAGCTGTCCCACCGCCGGTAATTGTGATACCGCTGCCAGCAACCAGGGTGCTCAGCGTGATTCCACCACCAATTCCGTCGACAATGACAGATTCACCTGTTGCCCCGGCGGCATCCGAAAAGACCACGCTGCCGGTAAACGGGCTGGTATTGTTGATTGTAATAAAAGTTCCGTTATCCACCAATGAAATGCCGGTTCCAGCGGATACTGTTTTCACCACGATGTTGCCCGTTGTATCCGAGAACGGGGAAATCCCCGCCAGAGCCGTCATTGAAATATCTTCGATTCCTTGTGTATTTGTGATGGTGACTACATCGTTCGTCGACGACAGAGAAATGCCAGTGCCCGCAAGTAGCTCTTTGATGATGGTGTTGGTAACTGTTGTTGATTGAATGATGGTCTCCCCCCCACTGCCGGAAGTGGTGACCACCCCCGACATGTCTAGCGCCGGATAAAAAACGTTGTTGTCATCACATGTCACGGTTTGCACTGAGCCCTTATGACGACGCGTTCCAGACATTATCTTCTTTATATAAAAGTGTAAGATTTATGTACTAGCATGAATCCATCCAAGGTGCACCATCCATAATTCACCAAAATCTGGTGCCCATGTAACAAGAAAAGCCACCGTTTGATTTTGTTTGACTCTGACCTCATCAAAGAACAGCCTGGTTCCCTGAGCTGAATAGCCTCGCAAAGGAACCACTCCACTTGAATCATCCGTATTAATCAAAATTCTCCCAGATGAATAATTTGTGAAATGCACCATGAATCCCATTGTCCCAGAAACGGGTATTTGGCTACCTCCGACTGTTGCCGTTATATTTGGTTCTCCGGTTGGAACGGCAAACAATCCAGGTTCCGGCCCATTGAACATGAAGTTTACAGTAGCTTGTGCGTCAATGTTATAAATGTTGCCATCATTTCCAGACCCATGAATTCGATACCACGCATCTGGAAAAAGTGTGATAAGTGATGGGGGGTTTGTTGTTATTATCCCCGTTGTGGTCTTTCTTGCCTTCACTACTGCATAAGTGGGAGTGAATGCAAAATATGGCTCAATTGCTGCACCGGTGTGGTGCTTCCTGACAAAACATTCATGTGTGGCAAATGTAATTGTACCCGGAGACCCAGCAGTGCCAAGAGCGACACTTTGATCGGCACTCATTGTACTTCGATTGCCAATAAGCACGGACGAACTGCTACCATTGGTATTTGTATTACCGATCACAACCGCATTCGCTGAATTTGATATGTCGTTGGCAACGCCAATTGCAGTGCTTCGTACCGCACCGATCGCCACACTTGAGTGACCGATGACAATGGTCGAGTTCGCATTGGTGATGTTATTGGAAGAGCCGAACGCGATTGAGTTTGTGGCTCCTGTAATTGTAATTGCATCAGATGTCGGCTGTACACCACCTGCATCAGCGATCATAAAGCCGTGGTTGCCAAGTGTGAAGTTGTTTGCCGAAAGAGGAGCAACCGCATTACCCGCCGCCGATAAGCGATACACCGCCAGGTCCGGACCAGTGCCATCTGCCACAATCGACCCACCGGACCCCGCGCTCGAAAGCGTTACCGACTCGGCACTTGAAACAGTCGACGATATAGTTAGATTGGCGGTGCCTCCACCTGCCACGGTAATGCCGGTGCCCGCGTTGATGGTTCCCAGCCCAATCGCCGGCCCGGTTCCGTCTTGGACAAACGAATGCGCTGTAGCGCCGGGTGCGTCTGTGACAGTGACCACACCACCGCTGGCAGCTGGGGTGTTGCGGATAACCACATTGCTGCTCGTCGAGCCGACAAAGTCGATACCGGTATATCCGCCCCATCCGCGCGTGGTCATGATCGGTCCGGTGCCATCGACAACCCAGTTGGTGGCGCCACCGGCAGTGGCCACAGATACATTGATGGTTGGTAGCGAATTGGCAATTGTGATTGTGCCCGGGCCGGGTGTCAGGGAAATGCCAGTGCCCGCCAGCAGCTCCTTTAGAATGGTGGTAGTTGTCGTCGTTTGCTCGATAAGAGTAAATCCCCCACCGCCACTGGTCACAACACCCCCGCTGAGATTGGCGGACGGGTAGAACCGGTTGTTGTCGTCACACGTGACTTGCTGGTGATTTCCTTTGCGTCGGAGAGCCATGATAGAGATTTACAAAAGCGTATAGAAATCATTACACACGACTTCGTATGTAGGCAACGAGATGCTCAACAACACTCCGTATGTGATCAACTGTTGGAACTGCATATCGAACTCGGGCATTCCGCGATGCGGACCGCTCCATGTCGATATTTTGCAATGTAGACACGAGCTGTCCCAATACTGCAGCTGTGTCTTGATCTGTTAGTTTCTGTAACCCCTTTGTCACTTCTGTTATTGCTGTGCCAATCCCAGATTGCAGCGTCTTTGCAAATTCAAAGTTGGCGTTTTCGTCACCTGCTTCCATGATGCCAAATGCGTGCAGGGCCTGTGTCAAGTCACCGACAAACGCCTCTAAGCGCATTCGCCGTGTTGCCGCGTCAACCCCCTGTGTGGCAACGTCCTTCGCGAGAACCTTTAGTTGTTGCACGGCCAAATTGACACCAACCCCGGTTGGATTCTGCGGGTCAAATGCCCGGGCCTGCATGTGTACTTTGCGCTTGACATCGGGTGCTAGTTGAGGAACAGGGGGCTTGTCGCCCACCGACGATGTTGGCGGCACGGGGGCAAGCGGCACGCCTTCGTCATCAGTGAAGACATGCTCCCCGTTAATTACACGATAGAATGCTTCAACTGCACCCGGTGTATTCTTATTCACCAGTGTAGTCGGGTCGGCCAACGACGTGAAGTATCCCACTCGAGGAGGGGCTGGAACCGCAGAGGCAGCAGACATCGGCCCGGCTGTCGCATGGCCTTCTTGTGCAGACATTGGGCCAGCGCCGAGAAGTTCCACGTGTGCAGTGGGCGCATCGGTAACCCGTGCAACCGGCAGGTCCAGGGGTGGCTCGGCTGCAATTTGAGGTAGTTGCTCACGCGCGGGTGTAGGGGCCTCAGCCGCCCGGGCAGCATAATCAAGTGCCGGAATTGTTGCCTGTTCCAGTGCTCTTGATAGTTCTTCCACTTGCTGCTGTGCAGCTATTTGCGCCCTTGCGGCCGCATCCATCTGCCCCGCTGCTTCAAGTTGGATTTGTCCAATGATTGTATTTCGTCTCTCAATTTCATTGATGAGAAGTTGCTCTCGCTGTTTCACTTGCATCAGCAATTCGCGCCTATCAGCTTGCGCCTTTTCCTGGGTGGCCCGAAGCTGCTGTTCGGTTTCGGCTCGTGCAATTTGCAGATCAATCAGTTGTTGCTGCTGTTCCTTTGTTGTATGCAACAGCCCAGCGGCTTGATTTTGTAGGGCACCGACATCAGCTGCACGCGGAGCTTCTTGTAACTTTTGCTGTGCCTGTTTCAGTTGTTGCATTGCTTCACCATGTGATCTCAGTAGTTTGGCATACTCCGCTTCACTGCGCGTGAGTGCCGCCCGTGCCATTTGCTCGGCCTGTTGAGTAACGGAGAGTTGCTGTGACAGCTCATTAGCTCTGTGTTCTGCCTGAATACGAAGCGCATCGGTTGCTTCTACAAGTGGTTTCACTCGTGCAAACTCCGCCCGCAGTGCAAATTTTTCTGCTGTTTTCTCTATATTTTCCTTGGATGCTTCCTCTGCCGCCTTCTTGGCAACGCGTGCTTCGTGTTCGGCTCGTTGACGACGCTGGCGCTCGGCAACTGTCTCCCCGCGTCTGGCACGTGCTTGCTCGGCGAGTTGCTCCAATTGACGCGTTCTCTCTTGTTCTGCTACAATATCAGCTTCAGTCGCAATCTCCTCTTTGCGCCCAAGTAGGTCAATGGCGGAACGCCGCAGATCCTTTTGGTGTTCAACCTGTGCTTGCAACGCTTTGATCATCTGATCTTTTGCGTCCTGGAGCTGCAACACGGTTCGCGACGACTGTGGAGGGGAGCCTATCTGTGCCCGAATCTCATGAAGTGTATCGAGGTCGAGAACATTTGTCGCCGCTGGAGTTGCCAATTCGGTTTCAAATTCCTCCAATTTGGAGATTTGCTCATCCAATTGCATTCTGGCCTCGGCGCGTTCCTCTACCACTTCCTTTAACTCATCCTGAAATGCAGTGGTTTTCGTCGGGGCGCGAACGCTTGGATTGTGTCGCGCTCTTTTGACGAACGTTGGCGGCGGTGCTTGTGCAGCATCCACTCGCATAAATGACGGCAGTGGTGCTGGAACTAACGTTGGCTGGATAAGAGAAGCGACACGTGAACCGATGCTCGGGTGTGCTGGGGACACCATCGCCGCGACATTATCATCGGGGGGTGCCCCATCAATAAACAGGGCGTCTGCATCGGCAGCGCTTACAGGTGCCCCATCCAGAATCGTTGCTTCCGGGGCGGGGATGCGTGGGGGGTCGCGGGCGTCGTTCTGACTAATGCGGTAATCAACCTCCGCTTCAAGTGGGAGGCCCAGTACCACATACTTGTAGTAGAGCCAGAGATCGTCCAGTGATGGCTGGACACCGGGCTCCGCCGCTTGCATTCGCTCGCGCATCTTGACCAGATCAGAGACGAATCCGTACTTTGCATCAATGCGCCGATCAAAGTAATCAATTACGGATGGGTGCGATGAGAGGATTCCGCGTTTCAGCCAGGGCGGCTTCTCCTGCATGTCCTCCGGCCAAAGCCCGGCCTTTGTATAATCAATCGCGGGTGCCTTCCCCAGTATCCATTCTTCAAAGTCGCGCTTGATGTTTGCATTGATGCTGTCCTCTACCCCCTTTCCGGCATTGGCGTACAGCTGCTGAAAGAGTGCGGCCCTTCCGCTTTCGGATGGCTCGGCATCGATCATTTTGAGCAACCGGTCGTCCTTCATCCGGCTAACAAGTGCATCGGGACCTTTGATGTCCCGTCTCTTCCGTTCCGTTCGAATTGGGTTCTCGGACGCCGGCCACTTGACCAATTGCTCATTGCCCCGTATAGCTTCGGTCGTTGCCCATGTATCGTCCGGGCCGGTCTTTCCTCTGTGAATGCGAAACCATGTATTGTCCGCACTCGTGCCTTGTATTGTATTTTTCCAAGTCAGGCCGAAATACGACATCTTTAAGAGTACGAATTAGAATGTCTTTGGTTTATTGAATAAAACGCGTCAGCGCCCACGCGATCACAATGGCCGCAGCGGCATACATTACTGTCTGCTTTGTATCCACACTCGACGAGGCACCACTTGCGGCCACATTGGCCTTGGCCGCCGCCCTGTTGGCAGCAGCGTCGTGTGGGCCGCCCGCGATCTTCCGGATGGCCACGTCGGTCAGGCCCGGGCCGGGCTTGCCGGTGGGCGGATTGCCGGTCAGCGAACCCATCCCCAGCGACTCGGGGTCGCCCGCAGCAGCACCGGCTTCACGTCCTTGTTGGACTATGCGCGGGTCAAGCGTAAATTTTCCCATTGAGATCAGGTTTTAATAGAATTGCTTAGAACCACCACCGTTTAGAGGCCTTGACCACCGCCCTGGTGGCCCTCTTCTGCGTATACCAGCTGCCCGGTGATCGGGTGGTGCAGCTCGACGCGCTTCTGGCCGCCTGCATGATAGACAGTGCGGCCAGTGGGCAGGAAGCGCCCGCGAGCAAACGCGTCCGTATAGATGTATTCGCGAACGGGCATCGGCGGGATGGCGCCGGTGCGGTGCGCCTTGTCCTCGGCGCCCATCTTGTAGGCAGTCTCCATCCACTGCTGCTGCCGCGTCTTCGAGTACCGCTCCGACTGGTAGGTGAGGCCGACAAGGCCCGCGCCCATCAAGCCGAGGAGTGCAAAGTCTGCCATGTGGTTTCTAATCAGGTTTGACAAAGACACTAGAAATGTCGCTCATGCAAAAAGCTATCCACTTTGCCCCCGTTGGCGCGCTCCTGGGCTCGTACGCCGGCTATAGCCTCGTGGCCGGTGCCGTCGCTGGTGCCGCCGTTGGTGCGGCCGCAGACTATATGAACATGGACCTGATCCCCGACGAATACCTCCCCTACCTGTCCTACGGCAGCGCGGGCGCCGTGGCCGGCATGTTTCTGATGCCCGGCGACCAGATGTACATGCTCGGCGGCGGGGCAGCCGGACTGGGCGCTGCTTACTACGCCGGAATGAAACAATAAAACTGCCACTTTTCTTTAAAACCTCATTGCCAAATGGAGTCTCATCCTGTTGTCTTGAAGCGCCGCGCGGCTGCCGCCAAAATCCGCTGCTTTGGCAACCTGTCCAAGACGCCGATGCTCTACGAGAACACGACCACGAAGGACCACTTCTACCTGTGCCAGTGCTCCAACATCGCCACGCCGGTCCGCTTCGGCTTTCCGGGCTTTTTAGTGCGCGGCAAGGAGGGCGACCACGACGTGTACGGCTGCTTTGCCGACTGGAACATTGCGCTGCGCTGGCTGATGAACAACGAGCAGAATGTCCCGCGCGAGCTGTTCGACGACATCCACGACTGGCTGGTGCGCCACGCCACGACCTGGCACGCCGAGATCCCCCGCAGCGAGTTCCAGCCGTCGCCCGGCTTCCACCTGCTGGACACCATGGGCGGCGACCACAGCATCGGCGAGTGGCGCACCTACCAGGTGTTCAACAACGGCGGCATCTACGCCAACACCGAGTATGCCGAGCGCGCGCGGGCCCGCACCGCCCGCCAGGAGGCCATGGCGTTGAAAAAAAACACCTCACTTGGACATGTAATCAGCACGGCCGCCCAACCACCCGACCATTTGTTGCACATGGAGGTGTTTGCGGTCCCGGCGCTGGACGCTACAGCTACCCGCCTACTGCCAGTGCCCTCGCAGAACCCCCTGATGCACCTGTCGGCCCCGCCAATGATCCCCGAGCCGCTAAACATGGATTTTACAGTGCGCCAGCCGGGGCACTGGACGAAGAAGCAGAAGGCTTTATTGAAGCGCTTCGGCAGCACTGCGGCTGCCGCATTGCCCCAGGCGGGCACTGTTGACTGCACCTCGCCGTGCCTAAACAAGAGCCGTGTAGTGAACCCGAAGAAGCGCACTTTCAACGAGATGGAGCGCAAGTAAAACAAAACTCTTTCCCAAATGACGACCCTTTCGCTGTTTTCGCTCAACGTTGCCCAGCTGCCCTACGGCATCGGCCCGCCTAGGGCAGACGAGCGTCTCCGCCTGCTGATAAACTACCTCCGCCTCCAGGAGTACGACATCATCTGCCTCCAGGAGGTCTTCCGCCCCAGCGCCCGCTCCGCGCTCGCCGATGCGCTCTACGACAAGTACCCCAACCAGCTCGTCGACGCCGAGTGTGGCAAATGGGCGGTCGGCGTGAACTCGGGCCTCGTGATTCTGTCGAAGCACCCCATTGTGGCCTCCAAGCTGCACCGCTTTGAGTACCACCGCAACGCTGATAATTTTGCCCGCAAGGGCGCGCTCTTCGCCCGGCTGCGTCTGCCCGGTGAGGACCTGCTGGTGTGCACCACTCATCTCCAGTCAGGTGGCCAGCGGTTTCCCCTGACCCTGTTCGACAACACCGAGATGACCGCGGACCAGATCAAGGTGCACGAGGCCGGCGAGATCTCGGACGCCCTGGCGCTTTTCCCCGGCATCCGCATCCACGTGGTGGTCGGCGACTTCAACGTGGCGTTTGGCAGCCCGGAGTACGACATGCTGCGCGCCAAGTGGCCCTTTTTGCGCGACACGATGGCGCCCATTAATTTGTATACCCCGTCGAATTTCGAGCGGTCGGCGCGCATCGACCACTGCTTCGCCTCCATTGATTCATTCACCGTGTCGCTGATCAAGGACGGCTTCGAGGCAATTACGGACCACAGTGCGGTGATTGCTTCCGTTTCTTTTTAAAACCCCACTTCGCATATGACAACACTCCACGACCTGCTGTCTGGCCCCGACGCCCGGTGCCGCAAGGTGCCGCCGTATGGGCACGTGGCGCTGGTCGACTGCATGCCCCGCCTCGTCCCCGAGGGGCGGACGGCCGAGGTGGCCATTGTCTCTGCGGCCCGCGTCTCCCTCGACCGGGGCGTTGCCGACGTGGAACGCGACACCAAGCTGGTGCGCTACCTGATGCGCAACCACCACAATACACCGCTGGAACATGTGCGCTTCACATTCGAGATCAAGGCGCCCATCTTCGTGGCGCGCCAGATTATGCGGCATCGCACGGCCAGCTTCAACGAGCTGTCGCTGCGCTACACTGAAATCGGCGAGGAGCACGAGTGCTTCATCCCGACCGAGCTACGCTCAAATAGTGAGTCCAACCGCCAGGCATCTGGGCCGATAACAGATTATGAGACGATTACCGAGGTGGACCTGGTTCTCTACGAGACCACGTGCCTGCTGGACCAGGTGCGCGAGAACTACCACCGCATGATCGCGCTGGGCATGGCCCGTGAGCAGGCGCGCTACTGTCTTCCAGTGGGCACATATACCCGCTTCTACATGACGATTGACCTGCACAACCTGCTCCATTTCTTGGAGCTGCGCCTCGACAGAAAGCACGCACAGGCGGAGACAGCGGAGTACGCCGAGGCAATTGCCATCCTGATTGCCCCGATTGTGCCCATTGTGATGCAGGCGTTTTTTCAATTGCACTGCGAACTTGTATAAAACCCACAATGGCCACCCCAAAGTACCAGTACCCTCCCGGATTTTCGTCCCTTTCCTATAAAGAGCAATATGCCTATATCAAGTCTCGTCCAGAACTACTTCGGGCAAAACGAGAAAAATGCAGGGTGTCAGCGTCCAAGCGGTTGGCACGCGAACGCGCTCTGGCCAAGACCGAAAACAATGCGCAACATTGTGATGGCTACATCTACATTGCCCGGTCTGAGTATCGTCCGCGCCACTTCAAGGT